ATTGTAATATAACTTGATACGCTGCTGTTATGATCCATACCTTGGGCCATGACATAGTAGTCAGTGCTAGATGAATACGCGCTAGCAAATGTTAATCTATACACTCCTGAAGATTGCTGAGTTACTGTCAAACCAGAAGAACCTTTAAATGTTGGAGTAGATCCTAACGTAATCTCTCCCTTCTTATCAGCTCGAGGAGGAATGATTTGAGTGGTAGATCCAGATACTGGTAGTTGAGTAGTTGGCGCATCGAAGTTACTTGAATATTGCTCTCTTTCAGATATTCTAAGATCGTCAAAGAGCGCGTCAATAGACACCACGCCAAATTGGTTGCCGCCTCCTAACCGAAACTTATCTGGATTTAGGATGTTGTTATCTATTATGGTTGTATGGTTAGTCCTACTTCCGTCCCAGTATAATTCTATATCGCCAGAAGCTTGTTCTTTGACAAGAGCTATATGATGCCATTCCTGAGTTACACTGTTCTCTGACGCCATCAGCGTACCAGGAACGGAGGCGTGATTAGGGTTATTAGGGTTGAACCAAGAAAATTTTAGGTTGGAACCGTCCTTGTAAACCGTTAAAGCCCATTGTTTTGCGGTGGGGGAACCACCACCTACAAAAATACCCATAGGGGCGCCAGTATTCGTGGGTATGTTATTATTGAAATAAACCCAGGCCTCCATTGTAAACACGCCGTTAAAATTATAGGGGTTACCCGGGCCATTATTACTTACGTCATACTCTAAGTACGCGCCGTTAAGACTCAGAGCGCTATTACCTATCTTTGTAGGACTAGATACAATTTGAACATTTGAAGTAGGACTAGACTTAGTAGGAGTCGCGTTATATTTAACATCGTTGATATTAAGGTCGAAAGTTGACCTAATCATCACATCACCCCAATTAGTATCTGCAGGGATCTGTGTTGGGGAGTTTATTAAGAAGAAGGGTCTCCAGTCTGTGCCATCATAGAAATAAGGAGCTTGACCTATTACTTTTATTTCTCTCCTATTACCTGAACTAGGTATAGTGGCAGTATTTGATAGTCTAATCGTGTCTCCTTTTAGGTCGCCGTCGATGTTAATGTCACCAGTTCCCGTGATATTCTTGCTATTAAGATCTAAGTTGCCTCCTAGCTGAGGTGTAGTGTCATCAACCACCTCTGCAATGATAGAAGATAGATCGGGTGGGGTGTATGTGAATACTCCTGATGTGTTGTTGTAGGATAGGCTAGCAGTTCCCGCACTCGCTGTTGTTACAGATAGATCACTTAATCCTATACCACCAGCATCAGTTTGATTTATCCAGGCCGTTCCGTTATATTTTAATACCTGCCCCGTTACTACAGAAGTTATGTTTACATCGCCTACATCATTAAGCCCATTAATTGTAGTACCTCCAGATTCCGTAGCATTAATCCAACTGCTAGTAGAGGCGTCATACTTAAGTATCTCGCCATCTGCCACTGAACTAAGATTTACATTACTAATATCATCGAGGTTAATCGAGTCGCCACTGGCTACCCAAGCGCTTCCGTTCCATTTTAACACCTCTCCTGTAGATGGCGCTGGTGTATCTACGTCATCTAAAGCATTTATCGATAACGAGGCTATACTCTGGAGATATCCTTGCACTGCATGATTACCCCATCCATAAGCAGCATCCCATTGTCCTATGTTATTAGAAGTTATACTAGCAGCAACGGATGCCGAAAAAATAGGATCTGTCTCTGTGTACCCCGAATCAATCGAGTTTTTTATATCGGTCTTCAGAGTATCATAGGTTATTTTCTTGGTCTCTCCAGTGGCATTAAAGGACGTGTCGCTAACATCTACAATCGGAATAAAATCACCAATCGCAATCGAAGATAAAGTAGCCAGCTCTGAAATTTTTCTTGGTGTAGGGTTAGTCATTATTATTCAGCAATAATTGGATCTGAGGATTCTGTGGTTAGTATATTACCGCCTTCTGAAGTAATATTTGCATCTAATGTACTTTCATCTATAGAGAGCGGATCGAAAAACGCGTCACCTTGCTTCCATAGGCCAGCCGCGAGATACGCGTACTGAACCCTAGAATTAAGCTTTGTTTGTACCCAGTACTCTGCAATAGATTTTACCAGGTCCCAAGATTTACCGTCTCTGTTGTAGTAAAAAGGAAGTCTAAAAAATATGTTATTAGCATCTTCTTCTGAAGAAGCTACTGTTCTGTCCGCTACTAACTGATTTGTAAAAGCTCCTAGTTGATAATCATCAAGAGATCCTACTTGGGGGAGATCATATTTTGTAGGTATTAAGACAGGAGCATTGACCTCTTGAGACCTTAGACCACTTCTAACTTGTAACACTCCGTTTCTAGAGATTATCTCTCCATTTGTGTGAGCTTTAATTTTAAATAAGCTAAATAAGAAGATTAGACTTAGAAGAGTACCCTTAGATTCTCCTAGTCCATCCCATTCTTTTTTATATACAGATATGTCTTGAGGAGATATAGAAGATAGGTCAATCTTGTGCAAATCAATTTTATCTTCTGGAACATCCTCTTCATCTCTCCAAGGAGCAGCGTTAAAGGGATGTTGACTTAATACTTCTCCTTTTATTGTTTTGTACTCTTTATTGTTTATCTCTCTTGTAAGCTCTCTATCAAACCAACCTAGAGAGTTTTTAATTAATGCTCTCTTATAATCAACATTCCAGTCAATGTTCCATACAGGAGAAGATAAACCAACATGCTGTGCCAACCAATCTAAGTTTTTAGGACTGCACTCCGTAGGATCTAGATAGGTATAATAAAAATCTTCTATATCATGTTTCTTCTCTCTTAAAAACTCGTCGGCTCCCGCCAACATCCATTTTGCGACCGGAGATTTTGGAAGTTGCTCTTTTGCTGTTATCGACCAAGACTTCTCATCTTGAGGAGAATATAGCTCCTCTTTGGTTCTTGAGGAATAGACAGGAGACATTCCGAATTTTTTTCTGTCTGTCTCTTCTGTTATAATCCTCGGTAAGAATTGATAAGCGTTGTTTCTATCAGAAGTAGAAACTATTGTTCCTATCTCAAGAGAGGATATAGGTAAATTAAATCTATCTTCAGGTTTAGCGATTATTAGTATCTCTTCATAACCTTCTGGCCTGTAGCTATTAGAAGAGCCAGGAAGCCTTAGATATATAGGTCTTACAGTCTCATCAGATATAGATCTAATACTTGACCTTTTAAACCCACTCCTAGTAACTTGCGTGGTCTTTTTAAATAAAGACCTCATGTATCTAAATGTTTCTGATATAAATTCTCTATTTGTTTCGTAAGTAGTATGTTTAACATCCCACTTAGCTTCCATGTATGAGCTTACTTTATTTCTCCATACTTCCGGTAAAGAAAAGATTATATCCTCAATAGATGATACTACCACCCGGTCTAAAGATCCTTCGCATATAGATGAGTATGTAGGTCCAGTCTCTAATGAATATAGGTTCTTGTATCCCGTGTCAATAACTTGCCTTATGAAGTCTTCTTCTGTGGTAATAATGCCATTAAAAGTATCGCTATTATCAAGATCCATTGTCAAGTTAAAAAGCTTGACGTATTTATCTGAAAACACCGTGCTTAAATATACCACAGGTGGCACATAAACTATTGTATTTTTACTCGCAGGCTTATTTACGGAAATCACCGTACCGTCTGGATTAGTGTGATTACCTCTTAGTATAGTTCTTAATTCTAATAATTCTTTGCCCCCTACAAAATACTCTAGTCTTTTCCCCTCGTAAGTAGAAGCAGATTTATATTTCCATTTATAGTTACTGATCCTTTCAAGTTTTCCTATCAAACATTTACCAGGCTTACAGTCCGTGTTAGAGCCATCTGTACAAATCATACCTTCTACAGCACAATTCTCGTTTCCTCCATTAAGATCTCCAGGTACTGGTTCTCCATGAGCTAAAACATTATACTCCCCGTTACTATCTTGCTCTTGAAAATTTTCTTCTGTAAAATAAACATTACCTACGTTTTCATATAAAAAACCCGAACTATTTATTTTCTTTATATCTCGATCAATTACATTATCCCTGTCTGTATTTAAATCGAGTTTAAAATTAAAATTTATCTCCGCAAGGGAATGATCTACAATTTTTAATTTCTTTGTTCTTTCAAACTCTGAGACAAAGCGAGCTGCTTTAAATCCTCGTCGAATAAACGCCCTATTCTTCTGATCCCAAATAGATAAAGAGTTCATATCAACCTCTTAAAGCAGTGTCGTAATCTTTATTAGTATACGTATAAGTTAGAGGAGCCTGTGTGTTAGAAGCTACTAGACTTACTGTTGTTCTATAGCATCTATATGTCCTTATCGGATCAGTATTTATATAAGTAGAGTCTATGCTATCAATATACGCTTCTGAAGATTCTACACAAACCCCGTTAATTAAGTCGGATACAAACAAATCGCTACAATATTCATCGCCGCCGGTTTGCTCTGGGATATTAATTAAGATTTTAAAAGCAAGGGTCTTAATCTTGTCAACAAAAGGTAGACTGTATATATTATTAAAAATTTCTTGATAGTTTAATTGATCACCTAGTTCTATAGATTCAGGACTAATTGCATTAGAAACTATCTCGCTAATCTGGGAAGAATAAAGATCGAACCCGCCATTATATACTTCGTCGTCGTACTCGATGGAGACTGTTGTTTCAACTGGAGTCACTTTAGGAGATAACATAGAAATGCTATTACCCAGGGGTATTTTGTTTTTTAAGGACTTAATTATATTTGATCTTGCCAATAAACTAAGTTCTTCTCCGTTGGCATCTCCAACACACACAACAATATTTCCTACTTGTTTTTCTGCTGGTATATTAAAACGATCTTCATAAGTTAGTACTTTTATTATCGTAGCATCTGGTGCCACAATAGAAATCTCGTTCTCATAATCTTCCGCAGAGATTAGTCCCCTTCTCCTGAGCAAACTAAAAGCTTTTGATTTAAGGTTATCTATTGACTCTAAATCTCTGCCCCCCTGAGCAGGAGCAATGTTTGTTGCTCTTTCTAATCCTAGAATATTTCTATTAATCTTCTCTATAGACTCACTAGGAATATTATATACACTTCCCCATTTTTCTGATTGAACTGTACCTACTGCAGAAGATTGTATATCATTTATTCTAACTTCTTCTTGAAGAACATAATTCAACCCGTTTGAAGTGGAAACTATCGTGTTGGCGGGGATCACAACTGTTCTATTGAATCCTCTTTGCTTAATAAAAGTAACTTCTACTACAGCTCTCGAACCTACTGCTCTTTGAATACCTAATTGTCTTAGCCATTGTAAAGTATATGCTTCTGGTAGGCTATTTAGATAGTATAGTAGTTCTCCTTGAGCAAAAGCTTGGCCTTCCACTAAAGCAGAAAGTGGAGAAGCCGGAGAGAAATCATTTAGCTGCCCATCAGATTCTAAGAAAATCTTAGTCTGCATATCTCTCACAAGAGCAGAGGTGTTTCTAGGATCTAATTGGAGTGGAAGAATTGGTCCGTCTATATTTGGCATCTGATTAATTACCTAGATCTATTCTTGCAAGATTTAAATTATAAATTTTCCGCTCATCGGCGGGTATACCAGAATTTGTATCTAGCTCACTAAGGACAGAAACGTTTGTGTCTGTACTACTTAGGTTGTCATAACTATCTGGATTTAATAAACTTTCACCTAGTAAAGAGAACAGAGGGTAGCCAACGTATCCTTGCATCACTGCTTTTTTAATAGAATCTCCTTCTTTACGATATCCTAGCCCAGCAAAATAATCTCTGGGTCTAACAGTTCCGTAGTTTCTTTCTACTCCGTTGTGATCTTTCTCTATGTCTGCAGAAGCGTTTAGTGAAACAGTCGTATCTGGTACTACGCTAGATATCTTAGTATTAGGGTTATTGGAGGTTAAAGCAATTATTTTTTCGATATCTTGGCCTATAGAGTCTAACCCTCTCAACTCAACAATTATCAAATCTACTAAAGCTTCTACATCTATTTCTAACTCGTTATTTTTTCTTTCTACGGATAGCGAATTCTGTATAGAATCTCTTATATTCTGAGAAGTAGAGACATTGTAGGTCGACTCCCTATTTAAGACCTTAAAAAATTCTTTGGAGCATAAATAGGAAAAATCTTTTACGGAGGAGTGAATGTCTATGAAATCCGTAAAAGGCCCAGACTTATCATATTCTCTTTGAAAAACTGATTCAAATATCTCTATTAAAACTGTTTCTGTACCTAAGAAGTCTAGTAGAACATTAGAAGGCAATTGGCTATCTAACGACTTTGTTATAGACCTCCTTTTTATCTGATCCGCCACTGTGCCAAAAGACAGAGAGGAGCCATAAGCTACTGCGGCTAATCCCCCTAAAGTAGTAAATTTATCTGTAAGAAAATTATTTCTAGCCACATCAGAACATTTATCTAATAAAGCTTTAAACCGCAAAAAGCAGTTTAAAGACCATTAGGCTAAATACAATATACTTTGTAAATGAGTCAAGCATCGATTCAAATTTTAACATCTAACGTTGTTGGTGAAGAACCCTTTATCGGGGACTTGGATGAAGGCGAGCTTTTTGCCAATAATGCTGATGGTAGAACCTGGATCGGAGATTCTATAGGCACGCCCATAGAGTTAGGAGGAGCTGTAAAAAACAAGCCAATTGGCTCTTTAAGATACGCTAATTATTTAAAAATTGACGTAAGTAACGCAGATAACCTCCCGATCTCAAACATGAATCCTCTGACAATTCCAGAAGGATTTTATAGAGAAGTAAGGATTCTTTTAACGTTTCCGCAAGCACCCGTGACTGCTAATTCTGTTTATTTTGATTACCCGGTGGACTGGGGTACCAAAGATTCATGGTTCATCCAATCAACTGGAGTAAGATGGGGTTCTGGACTAGATGCTGTTGATGACAACGCGGATAACCCCATAGATACTTACAAAGCTCAAGGATTGCAAATGATGGTAGAATTGAGCGCGTTCGGCCCGAACGATAAATGGATGGGCAGACTACTTTGGATCAACAATAATTCTTAATTTGAACTCCTACGATGCTTGATAAAATTACGTTTGTAAACGGAACAATCGTTACTAGTGACTATCTTAACGAAGTTCAAA